TTTAGAGCGCAGACTGATGAATCGACTCCTTTTCATATTCTGCGCGGTGCTGGCTTGAAGGCGTTTCCTGCGCCTTCCAACTCTGTTGACCTCCGACTAGAGTCGGTATCCTCCCAGTTGACGAAGATGGTCGAAGGTAAGCCAGCACTATTAATAGACAGGCGCTGCCCCCAATTAATTAAAGGGTTTGAGGGTGGTTATGCTTATAAGCGCATGGAAGTAAGCGGAGAAAGATACGCAGATAAACCAGACAAGAATATGTTTAGTCACGTTCATGATGCGGCTCAGTATTTATTCTTAGGCGCTGGTGAGGGCAGAGCTTTGATGAATAGCCAAAAACCAGCTAGACCTGTAATTGCTAAGCGTAACTTTGATGTCTTTAATCGTGGGCCTAAACAACGGAACAAACCTAGTTTTTGGTCAAGGCTATAGCTTTTTGTGCATTGATGTTTGGTTTCTTCTATGCTTACGAGTAGAAAACAAAGGAGATTAATATGTGTTTTGGTGGCGGTGGCGGCCCTAGTGCAGCAGAAAAAGAAGCAGCAGCCGATCAGCGAATAGAAGCTGAGGCAGCTAAAACTGAAGAGATTCAAAAAAGAGCCAAGCAAAAGCGGGAAGATATTTCTACAGCTTTGGAAAGTAGAACGCGCAGAAGTGGTATGCGCGGTGGCGCTGGTCGCCGTTCTTTGTTTAGAGCTGGTGGTGGTGGATTCTTAGGTAGGTTTGGCTAATGCCTGATATAGCAAAGCAATATATTCAAAGTTATCAGAAGGCAAAAGCCTTTCGTGAAAACTGGGTTCCGTTGTTCGAGGAATGCTATGAGTATGCTTTGCCTCAGCGTGAGTCATTTTACTATGAAGAGGCTGGACAGCGCAGAGATGATAAGATCTTTGATGAGACTGCGGTAGTTGGTGTGCAAGAGTTTGCCAGCCGCTTGCAGTCTGGTTTGGTTCCTAACTTTGCGCGTTGGGCTGATCTTATGGCTGGCAGTGAAGTGCCACCAGAGCAGCGTGAAGCTGTAGATAATGATCTTGATGAAGTAACTGAGTATGTATTTGAGGTTCTTCAGAACTCTAATTTCAGCCAAGAGGTTCATGAGTCATTTATGGATTTGGCTGTGGGTACTGGTGTCTTGTGCGTAGAAGAGGGAGATGCAATTAATCCTGTAAATTTCTCAGCTATACCGCTTCCTCATGTAGTCCTTGACACTGGGCCCGATGATAAGATCGATCATGTTTATCGTGAGCGAAAGAAGGTTAAGTTCGATCATCTTTCAATCATGTATCCTAAAGGAACCTTTGATCAGAAGGTTACTTCTTTAATGGGATCTGATCGTGAAACGACTGTGCTTGAGGTTGTTTGCCGCGACTACTCTAAGAAAAACGAAGAAGCTTACTATCACTATGCAATATGCATGACCACTAAGACTATGCTTTATGCTAAAGAAATGACTGGTCTTGGCTCTAATCCTTTTGTTTGCTTTCGTTGGGGTAAATGCGCTGGTGAGATTTATGGGCGTGGCCCACTGCTTAATGCGTTATCTGCTATTAAAACAACTAATCTTACGATTGAGCTTATTCTTGAAAATGCCCAGATGTCTATCTCTGGTATTTATCAAATGGAAGACGATGGCGTAATCAACCCTGACACGATTAATTTAGTACCCGGATCAATCATACCGAAAGCTATGGGTTCTGCTGGTCTTCAGCCAATACAAGCGGCTGGTCGTTTTGATGTAGCACAGCTTGTTTTAAGTGACATGCGCTTGAATATTAAACGAGCATTGTACAATGATATGCTTGGAAACCCAGATAAAACTCCTGCTACTGCAACTGAGGTAGCAGAGCGTATGGGTGACTTGGCTAGAAGAATGGGATCTGCATTTGGTCGCTTGCAAGCAGAACTCGTGCAGCCCGTACTTCAACGTGTAATATACATTTTAAAGAAGCAGGGCCGCATAGAAGTACCTACAGTAAATGGACGGGAAGTTAAAGTACGTTCTGTTTCTCCGCTTGCACAAGCTCAATCAAATCAGGACATTTCTAGCGTGGCTAGATTCCTTGAGTTAGTAGGTGGAGCCTTTGGCCCAGAGATGTTGCAGCTTCTAATTGATGGTGAACAAACAGCAATTCATCTTGCGAAAAAATTTGGTGTGCCAGAGAGCTTGATTCGTGACGAAGAACAGCGTAGACAAATAGCTGCATTAGCGCAGCAAATGGCACAGCAACAGCAAGGACAGATGATTGCCGAACAAGGTTAATATTGGATTAGATGGAATCCAGAGGGCTTCTGATAAAGATGTTCAGATAAGTCAGAATATTGCTGAGATTTTTAAATCATCTACTGGCAAGGAAGTTCTTCGTTATTTGCGTTCTATTACCATAGAAATGGTTAATGGGCCTAATGTGACTACGGAAGAGTTGCGACATATAGAAGGCCAGCGTTATATTGTTGGTCTTATTGAGCAGCGTATTGCACATTCACATAGGAGTAATAGCAAATGAGCGAAAGCTTGATGGAAAGCAACGAAGCGCCAGCAGCAGAAGAGCAGCGCGATTTTGTTGTGGCAGAAGACAATCAGCCAGAACGCCCTGAGTGGTTGCCAGAAAAGTATAGTAGTGGTGAAGATTTAGCCAAGGCTTACAAAGAGCTTGAGTCAAAACTAGGAACCAAAGAAGAAGACATTCGCAATAAGCTTCTTGAAGAAATTCAGACTGAAGCTTTTAGTGATCGTCCTGATTCTGCTGGTGATTATCAACTTCCTGATATTGTTGATGATGAGCTTGCTGTAGATAATGAATTACTACAGTGGTGGTCAGAACATGCTTTTGAAAATGGTTATGGGCAAGATGAGTTCCAAAAAGGCATTGAGATGTATGCTCAAGCTGTTAATGGAAGCCAACCAGACTTGGAGGCAGAAGCTGCAAAGCTTGGTGATAATGCAAATGATCGCATTCAAGCTGCATCTATGTTTGCTAATAAGTTCTTCCCAGAGCAATCTTTGCCAGCCATTGAGCGTATGTGTGAAAGTCATGAGGGCATTCTTGCTCTTGAAGCAATTATGGAAGCAACCAAAGATGGTTCATTTTCTGGGGGCAGTCAGCCAACAGGTCAAATAACTAAAACCGAACTAGATGAAATGATGAACGATCCTAGATATTGGGACAAGAATGATGCGGCTTACGTTAGGCAGGTAGAAGAAGGCTACAAGCGTCTTTATGGAGGTTAAGATTCTCAAGAGGGGTAAGTTTTACTTAACCCCTTTTACGCTTGACCATATTGATGAGGTTGCTGCCAATCTGAGTCAGGAAAATAAAAGAGAGCTTAAAATCCTTGGACACTTGGATATTAAGCAAGCAATTACAGAAATGTATGAATGCTCTGAGTGTTATTTAGTTCGCAAAGAGGGTGAAACATTTATTGGCGTTGGTGGTCTTTGGTATGCTGAAGATCAAGATTGCCCTCAAATGTTCTTTATGTTTTCCGACAAAGTAAAAGAAAACTTCACTACTATGGCTCGCGGATCAAAGATGCTTGTTAATTATCTTGATAAAACCCAACCGCAAATGACTATGACTATACTTGCTGATTATGAGTTTATGGTAGACTGGGCAGTATGGTTAGGCTTTGAGCCAGTAGGGGTAAGTAGCTCACCGCCTCATAAGTACGTTGATTTTGTGCGTTGCAATCCAAACCAAAAAAGTGTTTACGATGAAACATTACGGCCCATAACGCACTGAAAGGCCCGAGAGGATACCCTTGCTGAAGTGAAAGAGTGGATACCCGTTGGCAACTGTAACTTCAAAATAGGACTGTAAAATGGCTAATACAATCGACCAAGCCTTTATTAAACAGTTTGAATCAGAAGTTCACATAGCATATCAGCGTATGGGTTCTAAACTCCGCAACACAGTACGCTCAACTAATGTGACTGGTTCAACTGCTCGCTTCCAAGTAATTGGAAAAGGCACTGCATCTACAAAAACACGCAACGGCGATGTGACCACAATGGAATTGGCGCACACCAATGTTGAAGCAACTATGGCTGACTACTATGCTGCCGAGTATATTGACAAGCTGGACGAATTGAAAATTAACATCAATGAACGTCAAGCTGTTGCTCAATCTGCTGCTGCTGCTTTGGGTCGTCAGACTGATGCATTGATTACCACTGCAATGGATGCTGGTGCTAACTCAACTCAGATTGCTGATACAGGCGGTGCGCTTGTTAAAGCAGATCTTCTAACCTTATTTGAAACATTTGGTGCAGAAGATATTCCAGAAGACGGACAGCGCTATTTGGCTATGTCTCCTGCTGGATTTGCTGACTTGTTTAACATTAATGAGTTTGCTTCATCAGATTATGTAGGCCCACAAAACCTACCATTTGCTGGTGGCATGACAATGAAAGAGTTCTTGGGCTTCAAGATCTTCTCAACTTCAGCAGTAGCTGGCGGCAAGAACTTTGCTTACCACGCTCGTGCTGTAGGCATTGGCATTAACTCCGATGTTCAAACCGAGATTAACTATGTACCTCAGAAAGTAGCGCACCTTGCGACATCAATGATGTCTATGGGTTCTGTCGTTATTGATGATGACGGTGTATTTGAAGTTCTCGATAACAACTAATAGGAGGGGGGCGAAAGCCCCCTAACTTCTTATGCCAGCAAATACAGCAATCAAGATATGCTCTCGCGCCTCCATTCTTATGGGCGGCTCTCCGATTCAGTCTTTTACAGAAGGAACGGCAGAAGCAGATGTAGTTGATGCTGTATATGAGGACGTTGCTCGCGCTGCGCTAACTAACTCAAGATGGCGTTTTGCTACTAATCAACAGCAGATTAGCAGACTTGTAGCGGCTCCAACAGGTCGCTTCGATGCAGCTTACCAGCTTCCGTCTGATCTTATTATGCTAAGTGCTGTAACAATAAATGATGAACCGATTGTATATGATACTTACGGCGATAAGGTTTATTGCGATGCTAATGAGACTGAGATTCTTGTAGCTGATTATATATTTAGAGCAGATGAGGCTTACTGGCCTCCTTACTTTACAATGGCTGTAGAGTTTCAAGTGGCTGCTATGCTTTCTATTTCTGTTGCGCGTGATGCTCAGTTAGCTTCTTTAATGGAGCAAAAGGGTGAGCAGTTTTTAATGAGAGCGCGTAGACTTGATTCACAGCAGCAAACAACTAAAAAGCTAAACACTTCGAGGTTTATAAGTCAAAGGCGTAGCTAATGCAGAAAGTTAGAGTACCACAGAATAGCTTTCAGTTTGGTGAAATCAGCGACTCCCTAATAATGAGAACGGATTCTGCTGTGTATGTTTCTTCTGCACAGCGCGTAGAGAATATGTTGGTTACTGCCGAGGGCGCTTTGAAAAAGCGTCATGGTTTAAAGCATCATTACGATTATAGCATAACTTATAACGGCACTTATCCAGAGCAATCTCACTTATTTAAGTTCGAGTTTGACGATAATGAATCATATGTAATTTCTGTTGAGCATCAAAAGGTTCGTTGTTTTTTCTTAGATGACGCTGGAACATATACTACTGCTGGTGACTTACATCTTGTAGAAACTATTACTCAGGATACTAGTAGTAATGCTTTGCCATTTGACCAAGAGTATTTGCAAGAATATACCTTTGCTCAATATGGCGATGTAATGTTTATCTGTCATCCGTTGTTTGCACCGCGTATGCTAACAAGAACTGCTTTAGATGCGTTTGAGATTAGTGTTTATAGCTTTGATCAACGTGCTGATAATAAGGTTACTTATCAACCTTACTCTACGTTTCAGCCAAGCGGTGTTACATTAGATCCATCTGCAACAAGTGGTACTGGTATTACTTTAACTACAAGTGAAGATTACTGGGTTTCAGATCATGTTGGAGTAACTGTTCGTTACCATGAATCTGAAATTTTAATTACTGGCTATACTTCAGCTACAGTTGTTACTGGCAATGTTTTAGATACGCTTAAAATAAGATTATCTGTTTTAAACCCACTAAGAACTGCTGATGGCTCTAATCTTGTAGAGGTTACTCATTTAAATCATGGGTTTAATGTTGGTGATGCAATTACAATAGAAGGTGCTAGTGCAACAGGTGGTATTAATACCGCTCAGTTAAATATTACAGATCAAGTTAGAGAAATCATTGACGAGAATACTTATACTTATCAAGCAGGAGGCACTGCAAATGATAGTGAAGATGGCGGAGGTAATGTTAAAGTAGTTTCTCATGCACCTATTAGAGATTGGGATGAACAGTCTTGGTCTGCTGTTCGTGGTTATCCTGCTGCTGTTACTTTCCATGAAAACCGTTTGTGTTTTGGTGGCACTATTGCAGAGCCAGATAATATCTGGATGAGCAAGGTTGGAAGCTTTTTTAACTTTGATGTAGGCGAAGCAGCTGACTCTGACTCAATTCAAATTGTTGCAGCAACGGGTGATGTAAACCAAATCAGATATATGGTTTCTAACCGTGACTTGCAAATCTTTACTGCGACTGGTGAATTGTATGTACCTACTTACTTAAACCAAGCTATTACTCCAACTAATGCTCAGATAAGAATGCAAACACCATATCGGTGTGAGTTTGTTCAGCCGACTTCTATTGATGGTGCTACTATTTTTGCAGAGATAGGCGGTAAAACAGTAAGAGAATATTTATATACAGATACAGAAGAGGCTTATACTGCTACTTCAATATCTACTATTGCTTCTCATTTAATAGATAGACCTAAGTATTTAACGGTTGTTCATAGCGGCTTTGAGCTTCCTGATTCTTATGCGGCTATAACTTTAGGCAATGGCGATATATCTTTGTTTAGTTCTAACAGAGCGGAGAAGAAAGCATCTTGGACTAGGGTAACAACAGATGGTAGATTTTCTTCTGTTATTGCTATTCACAATCGTTTGTTTGCGAATGTTTACTACGGCAATAAGCTTTGCTTATGTGAATTTACCAAGGCTTCTTTATCAGGTGTAGGCTCAAGAGAAATGGGCATAGATAACTTTATTTATGTAGCAGGATTTCCTTGGCTAGATGTTTCTAGTATTTATTCTGTTGGTGATACAGTTACTCTTGGTGTATGGACTACTCCTACAACATGGCTTGGTGAGCATCCTGTTGTAAATAATAGTGGAGTAGCTTCTGTTGATGTAAGCGCTTATCCATCTTATGGAGGTAATTTCTGGGTAGGTAGAGCGTTTACTGCTAAGATTGTAAGCAATCCTGTAGACGCTTCTATGGGCAATGGCCCAGCAACAGGTGACATTAGAGGCATTACGAATGTGGTTGTTGATGTAAAGAATACAGATTCTTTAAAGGTAAATAACAGACCAGTAATTAGCTCAAACTTTACTGGCAAGAAGGAAGTAAGATTGCTGGGGTATAATAGAAATCCACAGATTACTATTGAGCAGGATACTCCTGCTGAAATGCAAGTAAACGGATTAGTAGCGGAGTTAATAGTCTAATGTTTCAAATGATTGGACTTATTGGAAGTGTTGTTGGCGCGGCTGGTCAAATGGCTGCTGGTAGAGCCGCTCAAGAAACCGCTGAATTAAACGCTTATAATGTCGAGACGGATAAAGTTAGAAGTGAGACTGAAGCTAGGCAAAGGCATAATGATAGATTAGAGCAATATAGATCTAATTTATCAGCAAATATTGCGGCATTTTCTGCTGCTGGTAGAGATATATCTGACAAATCTGTAAAAGCATTTTTAGAAAAACAAAGAGAAATTGCTTCTGATGACACTCGTAGGTCTGATTTTATGGGGGCGGCAGAAGCGGCAAGGCTTCAGCAGCAAGCAACTGCTGCTAGAGTAGAAGGCAGAGCAATGCGTCAAGCTGCAACTATTGGTGCATTTACTACATTAGCAAGTGGTATATCAAACTTTTATAAAACTTCTGCACCAACACCAAACTATGGGCCACCACCCACAGGGCCACACGGATAGGAATAAATATGGCTGTAATTAGAGAAAAGCGTCAATTTAAAATTGGGCCAGTTGGTGTTGCTCGCGCCTCTGAAGGCGGTCAAATTATAGGCAAAGCTATTGCTGATAGTGCGAATCAGCTTGCGGGAGAGTTTTTTAAACAAGCTGCATTTCAAGCTGAAAAAACTGGTGAAGAAGCAGCAGCTTCTATTGCAAGGGAACAAATTACAGCTATTGATCCTAATACTGGAAAGCCTCAAGCATTTTCTCCTCCTCAAGGCTTTGGGCAAATAGCTACAGAAGCATACCAGCGCGTTATTATGCGTAGATTTCAACAGTCTTATGACGATGAAATGCAAAATAAGGCTAGAGAGTTAGCAGCTAAGTATGAGGGGAATCCTAATGGTGTTGCTCTGTATGAATCAGCAATGTCTGATTATATGGCAGCAATGTCTAATGAGGCAGAAGGGCAGTTTAAAACTTACATACAAGATGTAGGTACAACTTATCTTAACGCTACTAAAACAAGTCTAGCCATAGCTCAAATACAAAAAGAAAGAACAGCAGCAGCCCAAGCTCAAGCACAAGCTGTTGAGAATGGCTATGAAGCTTTTGAGTCAATGGTTGCTCAAGGTGGGCCAAGCGTACTTCAAGGCCCAACTCAAACAAATGCAGTAATAGCTCAGGTTCAAAACACTATAAATGATGGTGTAGATTCTGGATTATTTGACTCTCAAGCGTCTTTAAATATGGATGAAGCTGGTCAACTGGCTCAAGCCAGAGGCTTACTAAGATATGCTATTACTCAAACTACTAACCCAGATAAACTAAAACTATTGCAACATGCTGTAGGCACTCAGAATGCTGGTGCGGTTCCTCAGGAGTTTTCTTACATTGCCGATGCAATGAAGGCTATTGGATCTAATTATAGCGCCTTATCTCAGCTGGAACAGTTTTCTGATGGCTTGTTGTCTGATGCAATACAAGCGGCTCAAGTAATGCAAGATCAAGAGTTAAGATCTTTAGAAGCAAAGAATGCTATGAGCATTTTTGACATGCAGCAAAGTATGCCAGCAGCATTGTCAAAAGCCACTATTCAAAGTAGATTTTTTTCCCCGAATACTGTAGCAGTCCAAGCAATTTCAAGTTACACAAAGCTAACAGATGAATCTAGGAATGCTTTAGCAACTGGAAACAAAACGCTTTCAGAGCAGTTAATTAAGACTCGTGATGATTTACTTAGCGCTCATGTTGAAGGCTTAATGCTTAAGGCCGTTAAGGGCTTAACCAAAAAACAAACAGAACAACTTGAAAAAGCCATTTTTTCTAGAACTATTCTTGGTGCGCCAGATACCTCAAAGCCATCGTTAGAAGCTTTAATTAAGATTAATAATGAAGTTAATCCCAAAGTTCTTGACGAGTTTTTGCCGTTTATTGGTTCATATAGAGATGCGGCTGGTAAGTATGTTGAGGCCGAGAAGAAAACAAATGCAGCTTTAAGGGCTTCTACATTTGATGAGTCGATTGATAATATTGATAAACTTAGAGGCCCAGATGTTTCATCTGGCGTTCAAAGCTTAACGGATACATTTTCTTTAATAGATGATCTTGATGAAACTCTAAGAGAAGAATATTTAAAAGAAATACAGCGCCGTGGTGCTGAAGCTAGCATTAACGAGTTTTTTGAAACAAATCCTTCTAAAGAAACTGCTATAGATGCAAAGGCTTATTTAGATGGTGCTGCTCCAACAGATAACTTAAACTCTAAGCATTTAGAATTATTAAGCCAAGCTTCTAGCTATGCAAAAACATCTAAGACTGAAAACACAGTTAGAGAGCATTTTAATCGTGCGGCGAGTAGAAACTCTAGCAGAATTAATCAAGCTAAAAAAGATAGACAATATTATGAAAATGAACAAAGGCTTAGGCAAAGACAACTTGATCCAACAAGTGTAACAGATCAAAAGTTTGTTGATGATTTTCTTACAAAAAACTTTTCTGATGTTTTGCAAGGTGAGCCGCTATCTACATTTTGGTCAAATGCTGAAGCACAACAAACAGAGCGCGGTCAAGTTTTATTAAATGCTATTGCTGGCTTGAATACTATGCCTCATTCGTTGCAAGAATCTCTTTCTTCATTTGCTAGTGGAAACTTTTTAGGTGGAAGTCCAGTCGCTTTACTCTCTCAATATACAAGTTACAGAGAGTATGAGTATATGGGTACGACTATGAGATCCCCCATGATGCAGGGCTTAGATGAAAGTCAGGTTGCTGTATTAGACTATTTAGCAGACGCTTCTAGGCTTATTGGGTCTGATCCTGAGTTTTTATCTAGGGCATTTGCAGCTAAATCTGAGTTAGAAAGAAACCCAAGATACAAAGAAAATGTAGAAGCATTTCTTGGCACTAACTTAGATGATTATGTTTCTCAGATTAGTGGGATTCAAGATGCGCCTCTTTCTGCATATAATGGAATGAAAGCCGCTACATTAGATTTAATGGGTATATCTTTGGCTGGTGGTCTTGGAGCCGCAGAACTTAAAAAAAGATTAGAACGTCAGCTTAATGCATCATATCCAAGTGGAGAGGGTATTGTTCTTGGCCCTAATGGTTCAGCAAGAACTGCTGCACCAATTTCATATGCTGCTCCTAAAAATGAAGACCTGTTTAAAAACTACATTATTAATCAGGTAACAAAAGCCCAGCCTAATGCAGAGCCTCCTGAGCTTGGTCTTGCTAAAGATGTAGGCGCGGTTGCATATACCGCTCAAGTAATAGCAACGGGAACTGCTCCAAAAGGAAACATATTCCTAAAACCAATAGGTGTACCAACTAAAGGGCAAGTTCAATACGCAGTATTTAGAATTACTAGCCCAGAAGAAGGCGGTTATGAGCAAGTATATACTGAAGTAAGAGAAACTGGTCCGCAAGATTTACCTATTAGAGCGCCTCTTATTATTAGCAATAAAGATAAATCTTTTTTAGATATGGTATCAAAAAGAACTAATAGAGAAAGCAAAGACGCAGTTGCGTCTGGAACAACTAAGTATGCTATTCCTCGCGGGATTCCTACAGATGCTTTTGGAGGTGCTGTTATTACTGGTGGCGGCACAATGTTTAACGTTGATCCTACTGCTGGACTGCAAGGCCCAATAATGGAGCTTAATTAATGGCTAATGAATATTCTCCAGTATATTTTCAAAGAGATATAGTTAGCGGAAGACCTACTTTTGGGGAAACTTTATCGGCTTCTGTAGGTTATACTCTTGATCCTTTGTTTGAAACTATAGGCCAGACAGCTAGATACGGAATTCAAAAAGAATCTGGATACAACCCGGTGAAGGACTTGGGTAACTACGAGGTTTATGCAGAAACATTATCCAGAGCTACAA